ACTAGTTACTTTGAAATTGGTGGCCATATTGTCGAGTGTTCGACAGATGATAGCACCTCACTTCCATCGTCTATATCGATGGTTTCAGTAGTCGAGCGACCGGAACGAGGTCGCAATTCGACAATGAACGAGAACTTTAGTTCGAGAACATCGGTTCGCCCCCGTGGTAGATCCGATATCCACAGAGAAATTTGGCGTTTTGCTTTCGATATGTGGACTATTCCTATTCGTCATGGCAGGGCTTCTGATGTTATTGCTCCTATTGGACCAGCATTACGTAACACCAGATTAGGATTGGAAAGGACTTACGAGTTTTACGAGTATCTTTCCGAATGAGGCGAAGCCGAACAAATGGGGGGGCAACTCACGGTTTTTGGCCGTTAGTATTATTACCCCCCCCCTCTTAACACTTAACATGCGAGAGACAGAGAGCATGAAAAGTGATGTGAAGATTAACAGCCAAAGTTGTATTCGATGCGGATACACATACTGCGGGTGTTGGAGATGATTGAACGTGTGCAATGTCCTTTTTGCTCATGTGTTGTGCGTCGGCAAGGCCGTACCACACAATCATTTATGAATCGATTTACGACCCATATGAGGCATTATCATTGGAAGAAGGAGGAAGAAGAATGAATCAGCAGAAACGCCATTGGTGTTCTACGGTATGGCCTAAACATATGGGATATGAGGCCACTGATGATGAAGCGGAACTTATTGACGCCTTTACAGTCTTCTGGGAGGAACTCACAGAAGCCCCCGGCTTAAAGTATGGAATCGCTCAAATTGAGCGGAGTCCAGACACGGGGAGTCTTCACATACAAGCGTACACCGAATGGTCGCAGTCGAAACGACGAAGCGAAGTGTACAAGATAATGCCATCCAATCTGGATTTCCGACGTGGCAGCCGTGAGGTTGCACGTGACTACTGTCGTAAAACGGATACCAGAGTAAAGGTTCTACCTGAAATTGGAAAATGGCGAAAGGAGAAGGCAGCAGCCGTATCTCCGAAACAACGAGCACTTGCCCATCTGCGGATGGGTCTATCTCCTGCTGAGATATGTGCCATCGACCCTGAATGCTATTTTACGCATTGGAGATCAATTAAAGCAGTTTATGAATCGCTGCTTATGAAACCTTTAATAGCCGCCGGTGAAGAAGAGTAATTATGGCCCGTAAGTCTTATACTCGTAAATCCTCCCGTGGAGGTAAAATACAACCAGCATCAATGACATTGACTTTTGCAACACCCGATACTGCGGGTGGTCGATATTATATCGATCTGTCTCAATGTGCAAGTTTAGTTAATCGTAGATTCTACCGTCAGGGTATTAATTGGGCTGTAGCCGGAATTAAAGTAAGTTCACTTAAGGCCGGTACTTTTTCTGTTGGAAAACTCCCAAACACATGGATTATGTCTAACAGTTGGGAAAAATCTTTTCGCGCTTGGACAAAGATGAATAATGAGGCTCTTGCCGAAACTCAATCTGTTCGACCTAAGTTCTTGGATTTCAAGATTTATGCAGATGACCAACATCATCAACAAGGTTTTGCTGCAAACCTGTTGCCTGTTACTTTTTCTGCTGGTACTTCCACGCCAGGAGAATGGTCACCTTCCAAGATTTCTGTACCATTGGTTTCTCCTGCTGGTGCATTTAACCCAGGTGATACTATTGAGCGTGAATTAATTGCTGTTGGTGCAAGTTATCCTGGTAATTCTCCGGTAACTGGTTTTAATGCAGTATCACTTATTGAGGGATATGCTGCTTCTCGTGGTCTGCCTAATATTGCAGATCCAAATACACCTTCAGATGCTCCTGATATTGGCGGCGGCACTCCAGAGAACTGGATGCAAGCTATTTTCAATGAAGGTACCGATCAGGCATCTGATGTTCTTGAAGATATGATTACTGAGAACACCATTGCACCATATCCATTTGAGAATGATGGTACAAATTTGGATACTATGTATCCTGGCGGTGCAAATCAACTTCAAGGACTTGAATGGCACGATTTCGTAACTCTTTACGAATCTAACGTTACCAATGGTATTGGAACACAACGTGTAAAAGGTGGAAATTTCCCTTGTGGATTAATTGCTTTTGATTGGACACCCGATTCTGCGGCTAATGTAATTCTCCAGATTGATTTAGTTCCTGGTAACCATCGTGGTTACTTGTGTGAACCTATGACGGATATGTGATTTTATGATTGGAAAAACAACAGCGGATGCAGCTATTACTGCGAGCAAAATTGTGGTCATCGTTGATCACATTAAGAATAATCGAATTGAGTATCTTGTACTGGTTGCTATTGGGCACCTTGTCGGTGCTACAACCTTCCTTACTGAAAAGGCTTCAGGAGTGTGTGCTTAATGCCAAAATACAACTACGGCAAGACCTTCAAGAAAAACGGTAAACTTATGCGTTACCGGTATACAAATAAGCGAAAGTCTACTAAAAAATTGGTAGCCGCTAAATCTTCTAAGAAGCGTACGTATAGGAAGCGATATTGATGTCTGAAACCTGTCCTCGTTGTGGGTCAGGTGATACACACCGATGGGATATTCCCCATTATGGTGTTGTTCATTGTCAATGTATTGCATGTGAAAAGGAATGGGTTGAATGACTAGTTACTTTGAAATTGGTGGCCATATTGTCGAGTGTTCGACAGATGATAGCACCTCACTTCCATCGTCTATATCGATGGTTTCAGTAGTCGAGCGACCGGAACGAGGTCGCAATTCGACA